GAGCAAATTCGCCTGCCTTCCGTACGCAAGGAAGGCTACACCGGGATGCTTCGCAACGAGTTCCCCCTGAAGCCGGAGGACAACCGTGTCTGGACTAAGACAGAGATCGACGAACTATTCCACGCTGACGTCGTCACTTTTGAACGTGGTGTTCTTCGACTTGTTCCCGGCGTACCTGGGCGTCAAGGCTCTTTTGACGCTCTGGTCAGTTTTGCCTTCAATGCAGGGCTAGGCAACCTTCAGCGCAGCCAGATCAGGATGCGGGCCAACCGGGATGACTGGAACGGAGCGGCAGATGCCTTTCGCCAGTGGACGATGGGTGGTGGCAAAGTCCTGCCGGGTCTGGTAAAACGCCGTGAAGCCGAGATTGCCCTTTTTCTGTCTTGACAGGAAAATACCGCCATGCCGCTCCAGAAAATCCTGTTCAAGCCCGGAGTCAACCGCGAGAACACCCGGTACACGACCGAAGGGGGCTGGTACGAGTGCGACAAGGTTCGCTTCCGCCAGGGCAATCCCGAGGTGATTGGCGGCTGGGAGCCGCTTTCGCTGTCCACGTTTCTGGGCACGTGCCGGTCGTTGTGGAACTGGGTAACGCTCAACAACCTGAACCTTGTTGGTGTTGGCACCAACCTGAAGTTTTACATCGAGCGCGGCGGTGCGTATTTTGACGTGACACCGATACGCTCGACTGTCACGCTAGGCACTGACCCGTTTACGGGTAACGGCACCACGACCGTTACGGTCACGGCCACTGCAAACGGCACGGTTACCGGAGACTTCGTCACCTTCAGCGGATCGACCGACACGCTCGGCCCAGGCGGCACATCGCTATTCAACGGCGAATATCAGGTAACGGCGGCAGGCGTTAACTCGTTCACCATCACGACGGCTACCGCAGTTTCTGCGGGCAGCTATGGCGGCTCTGCTGTCGTCGCCGCATACCAAATCAACACCGGCCCTGAGTTTTCTATTCCGTTAACTGGTTGGGGTGCGGGCACATGGAGTTCTGGCGCTTGGGGTGCGGGCGGCACAACTGCTACATCGCTGCGTGTCTGGAGCCAAGGCAACTGGGGTGAAGACTTGGTCTTTGGCCCGCGCAACGGCGGCATCTACTATTGGGACGCTACGACCGGTGTGACTGTTCGAGGTTTTGATCTGGCCACAGCTGTCGGCGCGTCTGACGTGCCTACGGTGCAGAACTACATCTTTGTCTCTGACATCAACCGCTTCCTGTTTGCCTTTGGCTGCAACGACTATGGCAGTTCAACGCAAGACCCGATGCTGATCCGTTGGTCAGATCAGGAAGACGCTTACAACTGGACGCCTGCGGCTACCAATCAAGCAGGCAGTCTGCGTCTTTCGCACGGTTCGGAGATTGTCACGGCAGTGCAGGCACGTCAGGAAATTGTGGTGTTCACGGATTCCGCGCTGTACTCGCTGCAATATCTTGATGCGCCGATCTTCTGGGGTGCGCAGCTTCTGGGTGACAACATCTCCATTGTGGGGCAGAACGCCGCGACGATTGCTTCCGGCGTGGTGTACTGGATGGGCGTGGACAAGTTCTATGCCTACGATGGCCGCGTGCAGACGCTCAACTGCGATCTGCGTCGGTACGTGTTTAGTGACTTCAACCAGTCTCAAGCGCAACAGGTTTTTGCTGGCACCAACGAAGGCTTCAACGAGGTCTGGTGGTTTTATTGCTCAGCAGACTCCTACTCAGTGGACCGTTATGTGGTCTACAACTACGTCGAAAAAATTTGGTACTACGGCACGATGGGCCGCACCGCTTGGCTTGATTCGGGCTTGCGTGACTACCCGATGGCGGCTACCTACAGCCACACGCTTGTGTACCACGAGGCGGGCTTGAACGACAACATTGCCGGTACTGCGTCCGCGATTAACGCCTATATCTCGTCTTCTGAATTCGACATCGGCGATGGCCACAACTTCGGGTTCGTGTGGCGGGTACTGCCTGACTTGACCTTCCAAAACTCAACGGCGACGACACCCACGGTGACGATGACGCTCTACGGGCTGTACAACTCGGGCTCTGGCAGTATCGACAGCGCAGGTCAGAACGTGCTCAAGGGCTCGACGTACAACATCACCGAAGAGTTCACGGGGCAGATTTACACCCGCGTGCGCGGGCGCCAGATGATTTTCAAGATCAACTCTGAGCAGTTGAACACGTGCTGGCAGCTTGGCGCGCCCCGCATCGATATTAGGCCGGACGGACGCAGATGAGTTTCCTTATCGAGAATGTCACCGTCCCGGCACCGCCCAACCTGCCGTTGGCGCCAACTGCGTACGAGTCGCGTTATCACGAGCAGTTGAACAACGTCCTGCGCCTGTACTTCAACCGACTCGACGCACTGCTGAGGGGCATCGTGACTACCACCACACCCATCCCCATCTCCATTGGCGGCACCAACACGGATGCCTTCGGGCGACTGCGGGTCAGTCAGCCATACACGCTCTTTGATAGTCAGAACCGCTACGCCGCCGACAACCAGTTTGACGTGGCCACGACCGGCACAGGCACGACAACGTTCCTGCCTAACGAAGCGGCAGTGAAGATGGAAGTCACCGGGGCCGGTGTCGGCTCTGTGCTGCGGCAGTCCTATCGCTCTTTCCCGTATCAGCCGGGTAAGGGTCTGTTGGTGCTTGCCACCTTCGTGATGGACAGCAGCATGAGCCTGAACCTCACGCAGCGGGTGGGGTACTACAACGACCAGAACGGTGTGTTCTTCCAGCGCGTGGATGGCACCTATTCTTTTGTCTTGCGCTCCTATGTCACCGGCTCTGTTTCCAATGTCCGCACCGTCAACCAAGCCGACTGGAACGGCGACAAGTTGGATGGCACGGGAGACTCTGGCTACACCCTAGACCCGTCCAAGGCGCAGATTCTGTGGATGGACTTTGAGTGGCTTGGCGTCGGCTCAGTCCGGTGCGGCTTCATCATCAATGGCGAGTACATCGTCTGCCACACGTTTAACAACGCCAACGAGATCACCAACGTCTACATGACCACGGCTATCCTGCCGGTGCGCTATGAGATTGTGACCACCACCTCTGCGGTGGCGGCTTCGATGAAGGCTATCTGCTGCTCGGTTATCTCCGAGGGCGGGTTTGAGCAGACCTCCATCGACCATGTGGCGCGACGCACCACAGTCCTGGGCACCATCGGCTCTACTTTCTTGCCCGTTGTTTCCATTCGTCTGGCGTCTACTCGACTCGGCGCGGTGGTGTTGCCCAACCGGGTTCAGGTTCTGCCGACAACCAATCAGAACTACGAAGTGGCGCTGATCAAGAACCCCACCCTGACGGCTGCATCATGGACGGCAGTGCCCAGTGACTCCAACGTGGAGTTTGATGTGGCGGCTACGGCCACTACAGGTGGCACCATTGTGCAAACGGATTATGTGACGGCAACGGGTTCAGGTGGTGTGGGCAACACGAGCGCGGCCACGGGCTACAACTTTGACTTGCAGTTGGGCGCGTCCATCGCCGGAGTCAGTGACATCTACACCGTTGCCGTAAGAACCGTATCTGGCGCCACCACGGGCGACGTGGTCGGGTCGCTTTCCTTCTACGACTTGACCCAATAAAATGAATCCAACCAATTCCAAGGGGCGCATATGAGCCTTGCTGTACTAGCCGACCACATGGCGTCCAAAGGGCGCAACGGTGACACCATGCTGGTGCACATGGCCCCCGAAGAAGTCGCGGGGCTGCATGCCTTGGCGCTGAAGCACGGCGGCTCACTGACCATCAACCCGGAAACGGGTCTGCCGGAGGCGTTTAGTCTCAAGGGGCTGTTGAAGTCGCTGCTGCCTGCGGTTGCGGGCTTTGCGCTTGGTCCCGCTGGTTTTGGGCTGATGTCCGCCATGCAAGCGGGCTTGACTGTAGGTGCAGTAGCGGGTCTTGCCAAAGGCAGTCTCAAAGAAGGCATCATGGCCGGTCTGGGCGCCTACGGCGGCGCTAACTTGGGTGCGGCCTTTACCGGCGCTGAGAGCGCGGGGGCTACTACGGCTGCAGCAGAAGCGGCAAAGACAGCGGGCCAAGAAGCAGTCAAGCAGGGGCTTACCGGAGAAGCTGCCAATCAGTTTGTGCAGAACGCTGCGAGCACCGCTTACTCTGACTTTGCCGCCAAGCCGTTCATGGAGCAGGCGGCGGGAAGTTTCCAGGCGCTCAAGAGCGCCCCTGGCCCAATTGGCGGGCTGTCTTCGTTGGTCCGTCCTGCGATGATGGCAGCAGCCCCCATCATGGCCGACGCGATGGTACCCACCAACGTGCAGATGCCTTCGCTCACCCAGAACCGGGGCATGTACCGTGGCTACACGTACGACCCCTATGGCGGCACGTACATCGCGCAAGAGCCGGTGCGAGCCGCATCCGGTGGCATCGTGGCCCTCGCCGATGGTGGACCCACTGCGGACCAACTGAAAGCCCAGCAGAGTATCGTTGCTGACCCCCAGGCTGCTGCGCTTGCTGCCGCGCGCTCGGGTATTGCGCAGGGCTTGAACGATCAGCAAATTGCTGACATGGTCAACCAGCAGTACGGCAAGTCTTTCACCGCGCAAAACGTAGCCGACTTCATGACGGCCAACCAACTGTCGCGTCCTACACCAGTCGTACCCTCTGCCCCTATCTCCGGCCCCAACGCGCTGGACCCGACCCAACGCGCCACCCCAACGGCAACGCAACTGGCTGCACAGCAAAGCATCCTTCCTGACCCGCAAGCCGCCGCGCTTGGCGTTGTTCGCAGTGGTGTCGCCCAAGGGCTGACCGATCAACAGATAGCCAACCTAGCCAACGAAACCTACGGCAAGTCGTTCAGTGCGCAGAACGTAGCGGACTTTATGGCCGCAAACGACATCACGCGCACCAAGCCGGTAGTGCCCTACACACCACCGAGCTTGTTCCCCACTGTTCCCGGCGTAGCCCCGGGCACTGCCGTGCCGGGTGCACCGGCGGTTGACTACGCCAACGCGCCCACGATGGGCGAAGTTCGCACAGCGTACGAGCAGGGTGGTGGCGCTACCAAGATGCCGGTCATCACGGACATCAAGCCGACTGACCGCACCTACACGCAAAACGAAGCCTTCTCGCTTCTGCAAGGCTACTTGAAGAGCAACCCCAACGCGCTGTATGGCGACGTTGTTGCCTTCGCTCGCGGCAGGGGCATCCCCGAGATGCAGGCCCGCGCTGCTTACAACGAGTTCCGCTTCAGCGGTCTGACGGGCGGCAGCAGCCAAGCCTACGACTATTTGATGGGTCGCGGCGCGTACCCGGTCAAGCCGTTCACGCCCACTGGCGAGTTGATGCGCCCGTACGCCGAGGCTGTCCTTGGTGCGCCTGAGAACATCAAGGCCAAACGCTTCTTGTTTGATCCCAAAACGCAAAAGTACGTAGAAAATCCAGCCTTTGTTCCGCGCACACCTTCTACGGCTAACGCGCCCATTCGCGATCAGGCGGGTAACCCTGTTGGTGGCAACACCGAGTCGTACTTCAAGGCTAACCCCGACGTGTATCAAGAGTGGCTCAAGGGCGCCACCGGCATGACTGCCGATGCCTACGCCCGGTACCACTGGGAGACTTTTGGCCAGAAAGAAGGCCGCAAGGGCTGGTCGGCGACCCCTGCCGGTAGCAGCAGCGGCACAGAGGAAAAAATCAGTGGCGGCAAAGCAGGCGGGTTGATGGACATCGCATCTGCCGCTGCGGCGCGTGGCGGTAACGTCCAGCAATACAACCTGGGCGGCTACTCCGATGGTGGGCGCCTGCTCAAAGGCCCAGGCGATGGCGTCTCTGACAGCATCCCCGCTGTTATCGGCAACAAGCAACCCGCGCGTCTGGCCGATGGTGAGTTTGTGATCCCGGCCCGGATCGTCTCTGAAATTGGCAACGGCTCGACCGAAGCCGGTGCACGCAAACTCTACGCAATGATGGATCGTGTGCAGCGTGCACGCGCCAAGACAACCGGCAAAGGCAAGGTGGCCAAGAACACCAAGTCCGAACAATACTTGCCCGCATAAGGAAGCATCATGGCTGATCCCACCCCGTACCAAGTACAGCAGTACCAGACAGGCTTTGCTCCTGTCGTCGCACCTTATGCAGAGGCGCTGCTCGGTAAAGCCGAGGCGCTGACCGACGTTGAGTACAACCCGTACCAACAGTACATGGGTGAGCGGTTCGCTCAGTTCACCCCGCTGCAGCAGCAGGCGTTTGCCGGTGCCCAGGCGATGGAGGCGGCGCCTCAGTTGGCCGATGCCTCTGCCCTGGCAGGTACTGCCGGTCTTCGCGCTTTGCAGGCAGGCACGTACGGCCCGATGTACTACACGCCTCAGTCGTTTACCGAACAGGGTGTGATGGGCGGTTACATGTCGCCCTACATGCAGGGCGTGGTGGACTTCCAGCAACGGGAAGCTCAGCGCCAAGCGGACATCGCCGCTACTGCTCGGGGTCAGAAGTACGCCCGTGCCGGTGCCTTTGGTGGTGCTCGTCAGGCCATTGAGAACGCCGAAGCGCAGCGCAACCTCGCCACCCAGTTGGGCGGTATCCAGGCCACGGGCCTGCAAGCCGCTTATCAGCAGGCTCAGCAGCAGTTCAACCAAGAGCAGGCACAACGCCAAGCCGCAGTGCAGTTGGCCGAGCAGTCACGCCAGTATGGCGCCGGTCTGGGGTTGCAGGGACTG